CCAAGGATAACAATCTGAGTGAATGACTTATAGTTCATCTTCAAGACATTCTGCTCTAACCACTTCTGCTGATCAATAGCAGATGCACTTTGGTCTAGTGGTTCATTATTCCTATAAATCTTAAATATGTTTGGTTTAATACCCCTCTCCACTTTCCACTCAGTAGAGTTGATATCAAATTCAATACTGACAAAGCAGTTTTTCTCATTGACAGTATTAATAAGTTGAGCCTTATTAACTTTCCTGAATGATTTTCCATACAGCACAAAAGTCAACGCATCTAGAATGGTTGACTTACCAGCACCATTACTACCAATAATCAAAGTAGTTGCTGAATCATTTAGATTGACAATAGTTGGTGTATTACCTGTACTTAAAAAGTTTTGCCAAGAGATAGTCTTAAATGTAATCATGCTTTATATCAGGTGGAATCACAATGTCATTAGGTGTAATAATGGTATATCTGTGATCATGCATCTCACAGGTTTTAATCATCAACTCATCTTCTATTTCTAGCACATTCATCTCAGGATAGTCAAGCTCTTCCAGTTGCATAGAATATCTTTCAGCATCATCCTCTTCCATAAAGATGTAAAGGACTTGCTCTCCATCATCATCAACAACAGAGTATGCTCCTTCTTTTTCTTTACCAGCAACTGTAATAATGTACATTAGACCATCTCACACGCCTCTTGATAGATATTTCTAATCAAAGACTGAACTACTGCTTTATTTAACTTAGTCTCAGAATCATCAATATACCTACTCAAGATAGACATAGTGTCTTCAGATTCATCTGCTTCAAACTCTTCAGACTCTATGAGTTGAAAGTTCTCTACAATCTTAAGGTCAGCAACATTAGAAGTATAGAGTTTATCAATAAACTTTTCAAACTTTTTAATGTCAGTTTTCTTCCTCACAATTACTTTGACAATCTTATTCTCATACTCAGTAGTATTGAATGTCTGATGGTCAGTATCCTCATAGTAGATGTTGTAGAACAATCTATGGGGGTTGTTAATATGATGGTGCTCTAAGGTTTCAGTATCAAATATAGTGAAACCTCTGGGATCTTTGACATCACTCCAGAACATTTCATAGGGATTGCCAAGATAGAATATCTTTCCATTGTCTGATCTAGTGTGATAGTGTCCTGAGAACACTCTATCAAATCTCCCCAAGAGTTCACTGTCAAGACCGTGGTCCATAACGATCTGTCTGTTGACTTTGAATCCATTGAGTTCAAGGTGTCCCATTGCAACCTTGCACTTTGTTTTTCTGATAAGTTTAGTTGTTTCTTCTTGGTTCTCATTATTAATCCAAGGAAGGATAAGAATAGGGAGTTTTCCAATAGTAACTTCTGTAGGAGAAGAATACACCTCAACATTATCATACTCTTTCAGTAGAAGGTCTACTGCATTGACTTCATTAGTATTCTTATAGTAAGCATCATGATTACCTACCATCAGGTGCATATTAATACCTCTCTCTTTGAGAGGATTAAACACAACTCTCTTTGCCCACTTTAATGCTTGGAACTCAATACCCTTTCTACTGTCAAATGCATCACCCATATGGATAACAGTATCAATCCCTTCCTTATCTAAGGTAGGAAAAAATACATCCTTATAGAATTGCTCAAAGTAATCATGAAAAAGTTTAGAACCTTTCCTTGCACCATAATGAGTGTCTGTGATAATTGCTACACGCATTATTCTTCCTTAACTTCCCAAGAACCACCAACACCACCATCCATGTTAACAACAATATCTTGTGGTTCAACAGGTGTATATGAGTGATGAGGTTTGTGTTCTCTATCTAAGGGTTGTGATTTAGTGAAGTCTCTACGAGAATTATTACTGATAACAATGAAAGCATCCTTATTATACTTACGTGTTCCATAAGGTGATGCCCACTTTTTATTATAGGTTTCACCTTGATGGATACCAGACACCACTGTGCCACCAATCTCTACAACAATATCATCTTCTTCTTTCCAGTCAAGAGTCTCAATAACATCTTGAACTTTATCCATAATGCCATTATCATCCCAAGCAAAGAACTCATCTTTGTTCTTTGTCCAGTCATGTGGGGGGATGTCACTCATAACTCTCTCCTCTGGGTCTAGACTTCCAAGCATTAGTTACCTCTCAGTTTCTGATGCACAGCATCTTTGATGCTATTATACTCAGAGAAATTACTGCTGTCAAGGTCATTGGCGTCAAAGACCTCATCAAAGTCAGTCTTCTCAAGAATCTTGTTCTTGATCTCTAACTGCTTCTTCTCCTGAGAGATTCTTCTCAGAAAGGCATAGTAGATAATCTGTGTGAAATAAGCAAAAGGATTTTTAGATTTCTCAGGATTGAAGTTGTGTACATATCTAACACAGTTTTCAATACCATCACAAATCATATCATCCTTGAACATGTAGTTCACAAAGTTAGGCTTATATGATAAATGATTAGCAATCTTTAAGAAGCACTCACCAATGTATCTTGGAATAACTGGTTTGGGTTTGTCATTCAATTTTGCTTTTTCTACCTGAGCAAAATAGTTTTCAAGTGCATTCAAAAATTCCTTGTTGTTTACATAATGTTCTGGATTCTTGGACTTTGGCATTATTGAGTTCCTACAAGGTTACATTAAATGTATTTTGAATACTTATATTATAACAGAATTAGTTAATCATGACAAGTGCTTGACAGAACTCTGAAACAATAGTAGACTAGGTTTGTTGCCTTTCAAGGATTGGTATTAGCTAATATTAAATAACTTCTCTAAGACTTCTTTGGTATCATGAACATTACCTAAGTAACCCATTTTCCTATCTAATTTAGAGTAGTTCTGTTTATTAATCTTTCTTACATAATCTTGATAGTTGACTATCATTTCAATATCTTCTGACTCAGACATTGTAAGAACATCTTCTAAGTTAATTACGAATAAATCTTCTGATGATGTCTTTAACCAAGGTTCAAATTTATAACCAGCAACATTACCTCTTGTTCTAACTTCTTCAACACAAATAGGATTAGATACAAGAAGCATAGTTCTGTCATCCTCCTCTGATGCTGCTACCTTGGCAAAGATTTCATCACCACATTTCAGTTTGATTGTTGCAAAAAAATCGTCTTCAATCCCCATACCTTTACTCCCTTTCTAGTCTTTTATATCAATAGTAATAATATCATAATTGAATTGCTCTGAAACATAAATTTTCACTCTTTCAATGAAGTGATTTAATGTATAATTTTTACGTGATCTAATTGTAAAATCGTCTGCAATATCATAAAGTTTGGCACTCACTTTGTCTTTACTTTTTCTGAGGACTCTACCAATACTCTGGAGGTTTCTAACTCTAGATTTTGATGGAGAGGCAAATATAACATTGTGAAGGTTTTTAATGTTAATACCTGTACTGAAGGTTCCATATGATGCAACAATAATTGCATCCTTTTCATTTTCAGTAATCTCTCTAACTTGCTCCCTATCCTCTGCATCTACACCGCCATGGATAAAGAATACCCTTCTACCTTTACTTACCTTATTATTTATTAACTCAAAAAGAATAGCACCATGTGCTTCTACCCTACTGAATAAGATAAGTGAGTTACCAGTTAAACTGTCAGCAAGATTAGTGATGAAGTTGTTTCTCTTTTCATGACCAATGAGATGTTGGATCTCATCTTCATAGGTATCAAACTTTTTGGGTTTATACTTCAAGACTAGGCATTGAATATCAAGAGTAGCAAGGTGACCTTCATCTTGCAATTTCTTAGTTTGTGTCACTTTATAAGAAGGTCCAAACAGTCCCTCTAACACCCACTTATGGGTCTGTGTGCCATCAAGTGTTCCTGTGAACCCATACCTATACTTGGCATGATGTAACTTGTCCATAATACCTACAAGAGACTTACTCTTAAAAAGGTGAGCCTCATCACCAATGATGACATCATACTCTTCAAAGAACTTTCTATCTAATTGATAGACAGATTGCCAAGTGGTAATAGTTACCTCATTAGTATTGACTCTCTCCCTGCCAGCATAGATCCTGTGACAGTGATTCTCTGGGTCCCAACCATATTGCTGGAAGTCTTTATACATCTGCTCCACAAGAGATGTGGTAGGAACTACAAGCAGTATCTTTAAACCCTTTGCTACAAAGTATCTGGTAATAGTGTAAATCATAAATGACTTACCAGAACCAGTAGGTGAGATGAGTAGTTTTCTGTTGTACCTCAGAGCATCATGTACAGCATCAATCTGATAGTCTCTTGGTTCAAAGTGAGTGATAGAACTCATATAGTCCTTGACACCTTCCTCTGAAATCATCTCATTGACTTCAAATGGAGGACCATAGAATTTGTTATTTAAAAACTGATATGTGTAACCTGCATTCTCACAGAACGCAATGATTTTATCTAAGAGACCCACATAGATTCTCTTAGTTTTTAAATTGAATAGATGAACGAATCCATCCCAATGCCTGCTTCTGTACTGAGGCATGAATTTCTTATTGGGTACTTCAAAGGTAAATCTATCCCTTAGTTCATACTCAATATGTGGTTCAGTAGTGATTCTTAGATAAACTTCGTTTACCTTTTCAATAGTTAAATCTGCCATACATATAGGTTCTTCACCTATAAGTATTTATTAAGCATTTTCAAATCTATGTTCTAATATAATTCTGTAAAAATTATCTCTCATCATAATAAGACCCTCTTGTTCCTGAGCATCGCCACCAGGCCATCTTTGAACTGCCTGTGACAGACCTGTGTGGATGAGACGAATACCTTCTATGGGTAATTCTATGTGATAGTAACCTTCTTGATCCATTAACCTAACCCTGCAGTAAACCTCATAAATTCTATACTGTTCTTAATTTGATAAGTTCGATTAGTAATCTGTTTCAAGATTTCTTCTATATATCTCAACATCACATCATAGTATTCAATTTTCATAGAAACGTTAGATAATTTCTCATCTGCGTCAAGATACTTTGACATTGTATCTTTATCTCTTATCTTTTTAGGAAAGGGATTTTCTACATATACTTCTGGATCAGCTTTGCCAGAGAAGTATTCATACCTTTCATGTCTAATGTTTTTTCTTTGCTGCTCTGCTTTCTTTCTCAAAAGTAGCAAAGTATTATATGTGTCAAAATATTTGGAGTGCAGGACAGGAATTCTTAATGACTCTGTGTGCAGATTGTCAATGTCAATAACAGAATCCTTTTCCCACATTTCTTGTAGGGTAGGAAGGTCAATCATTTAGCAGCATTCAAATGGTTCAAAGTTGTAAATTAAATATCTGAAGGTAACATCAGCAGAAAGATATTCTGCATCAGTCACTGTGGCATCAAAGTCAATATCAGATAATGCAATAGGAAACATATCCTTGAAGTGTACAGAGAATAGAGGTTTGCTTATACCATTCAGTATAGTCAAAGTTCCATCAGAATACAAGTTCAGGTCTCCACCTTCATTATCAATAGGACCTTCTTTTTGAAAATCATATATCTCTTGAAGACTCTCAGGGAAACCAATACCTCTCATCCACTTTTGAATCTCAAGGTAATTAGTTAGATTTTCATCAATCAAAAATCTAAGGGTTAAATCATTAAACTCAAGAACCTCACCAGGACGTGAGACATTCTTAAGGTAAGTCATTTGCTCTGCTACACCTAGACCAAGACCAGGTACATTAATAGCATTGCCAAAGAAACCTACCTTAGGTGCTCTCTGTACATTGAACCTAAACCCATTAGCTTG